TTAGAGGGAAGCAAATATTAAAAGATCAACCCCAACTCGGATTAATCGAAATGCCTCGCGGTAAGAAAAATCAAAGAAACAATAACAAGAAACGCAATGTCCAAGCTGTTGTTAAGGAGACGCAAAGCAAGAACAAGCATACCACCACTGTTGCCTTGTACAAACCCCAGAATAATCAAAGAGCCTACAAGCCTGGTGTTATTGCAAGAGCTCGTTACTCGCCTATGCAATATAATCGTTTCCTTCGTCTGGGCTCTGGTTCAAGCAAGGATATGGCAGATATTGTCGCATCCATGTGCGACCCCAGAAATGCACCAGCAGCAGGACTACCCGGATTTATCTCCCAGGCTACAGCTAAGCAGAAGTTCTTCTACAACCACACTTTTCAAGTAAACACCAATGGGAACTTCCAGATTTTAGCAAGACCCGAAGCATCTGCGTATACTCTACAGATCATGAACGACGTGTCATTAACCACTGGTATGATTCAGAATGTGGTGGCAACTAATGTTGCAGACCTACAGACTAAGTTACCCAGCGGGATGGCAATCCAGACCAGATGTACAGGAGCTTCGTTATATGCTTACGTTGCAGGAGCTACAGCTAACACAACAGGATACATAACTGCAGCTTATATGCCAGTAGACATCGGCGGTCAACCAATGATTGGTTATTCAGAAGATGCTACCCAAATCCAAGGAGTCAAGCAAGAGTATAGAATCCAAGATAGAGTAGAAGTTATTTGGAAACCTAAAGACTTCAATGACCTCAACTTCAACAACTGGCCCCTCAATGCAAACAGCAGCACTTTAGTTATAAGTGGTTTCGGAATAGAGAATGGTAATACAGGAACAACTAACCCACAAGTCACCGTTAAAGTTGAATTAGTCATCAATGTAGAGTTTGTTGTTGCCCAGTCAAATTACTTATCTCCAACAGAAGAAAGTAGCTCAGACATGAGATCTCTTAATCTTATCAATCGAGTAATGAGCAGTAATGGAGGAAGATATTTAGTTTCACCACCTAGTAAAGAGAACAGCACATGGATTCAGAGGATCAGGAACAAATTATCTGACTTCACTGATGAGGCATCTAGCAAAATGATAGAAGTAGCAGGTAATGCTCTTATCAATGGAGCTGCCGGTTACATAACAGGCAACGCACCAGGAGCCGCAGTCGGAGCAATCTCTGGCGCCTTGAACTCCTTTGGAGCGATTGGAGTACCCAGATCTCATTGGGATGAACTAGATTAATCTTTATAACTAGTTCCGAGCACCTTTTATTAGTGCAATAATATAAACCCAAAAA